ATCTTTTTTTGAACGCTGTTTTGATGATGCCGGTCTAGTTATTTTTAGCATTATTCCTCCGTAGGTGGATACGCGAAATCATGCAAGGCGGTCATTCGCTGGATTGCTTCTTCATGAGAAGGACCTGATCCATGATATGCTTCCATGAATTGAGTGTTACTATGTAACTGAGCAATCTCGCTTTTAGCTTGATCAGGAGTAAGAACAGAGGTACCCTGACGCCCCGCTCTTCCTTGTGATCCTTTTTCAATAAGCTCGGCTCCGATTTTTGCAGCGAATTTTATCATCTCTGGGTGGTTACCTAATCGACTTTCATCGAGGTACTGTTTTAAATTATCGCTACCAAACTCTTCAACCGCCGCTTTAGCGGATTCTAGTTGGTCTGTATAAGCAAGACCAAACTCCTGTCGAATATCCGTATCCCACTGTTTTTCCATATCAGCTGTAGTATTTGCTTGCTTTTCAGAGAATTGTCCTGAGAACTCCTCATATGATTTATACATGGCCTGCGCTTGTTTTTGACTTAATCCAGCGTCATGCATAGATTTTCTAAAAAACTTTTCCATTTCAACGGCGTCTTCAGTCTGAGTGGTTCCTTCAGGAATATCAAATTTATAACCATCACCATCTTGTCCTTGTGGACGTCCAACAGAATCGTAGAAACGTGACCATTCAGAAGGATCTGCTTCTGCTACTGGCATCGGTAAACGCTGCTGTCCTATCATTTCCTGGGCAGAAATATAAGATTTTGCCATACCGTTCACGTCATTGATATCAGCTAATGCGGTATGATCTTTATATTCTGGTGCTAGATGCTCTTTAAAGTTAAACTGACCTTCTGTTAAAGTAGTTGCTTGTTCTACTGGTTCAGTAGAGGCTCCATCGTCGTCAATTGCCATAAGTATTCTCCTGTTCAATTTCGTCCATTAACTTGTGAAAGTAACTAGGATCTTTGTTAATAAACTTTATTAGTGATAAAACCACGGATCTCCTCCCGTCTTTATTAGCCGTATCACAACAGGTCTGTCCCTTATTATATACTGGATCTATGACGTATTGTGACTTAATTAAATGCTTTAAAACTCGAGCTCCTGCTGGGGTGTTAAATATAGCTTGACAATCGTCGTGTATTGCTGATCTTTTTTCTAATACATCTCTCATATGAAAGTAGGCCTTTTAGTTGGAACACATGCTATTGAAGAATTATGAGGCTGTATCTGAACAGCCCTATTTAATTCTCCGATACACTCATCTTGGTTAATAAATATTCCTAGGGTGTCAACTCCACTAAGTTCATAAGGTCCTGAGAACATAACAAGCACCAATATCCACATCATTGTTCGGAAGCGTCTTGCATTAAATTTTGCGCCTTAGCTACGTCAACTCCTCCAGCTGCTGCTCTTTCCATATCTTGTTTTTGCACTTCATCTTCCTGTGCTTTCATTCTACCTTGTCTTATTTGTTGTACTTTTTCCTTAGTTTCGAGTATTACTTCTGGGGCATCTAGCAGATCATGCGCCCATTCAAAGTATTTATCCCCGTTAAAGTTATCCGCCATTTCTGGTTTTATATTAATAAGAGGAACAAAGGCCTCTAATAATCTAGTGACATTTTGCAACTGAGAAGATTTTTGAGCCCTTGCAACAGGAGAAGAGTACTGAATATCTATACCTCGACCTTTTAGCGTAGGGGGTATAGGAGGAATAATCTTATGCCGATTAGCTATATGATAAGTTCTACGTATCATTGGAGCTAAGAACTCAACTTGCATTCGTCCTGTCATAGGAGCTATGTTCCTCATCTTTTCTTCTTGACGAGCCATAACTTCAGTTGCAGTCATCTCAGGACCATCTTCTTTCATACGCATAACGTCTATATGAAAGACTCTCATTATATGCTCATGTCTATGCTTTAATAAATCAAACCCAATATCAAGACGGCCCGCGACAGGAAGCGGTTCAATACGGTCTTGCGAACCAGACCTATAGAAGTTAATACCCGCGGGTGTAGTCCTGATAGGAAGAAGAAATCCATCATCAGGAACCATCAGCGGCGGATCAGTAACTTTCTGTCCGGACTTAATTATGGTCTTCATCATCTCGTTGACCATCTTAATATCAGGTAGCGCAGTGGATCCTGGTCCACGTCCATAAGTTTCTTCTGCTGTTTTCTGCCACCGAGGAACTACGTACGGAAAAACATCGTAACCAGATTCTTCAAGGATTGCTTTTTCGTTTCCCAAGAAAATGAATACAGAAATATATTCTTTGTTAGTACTTTTAACAGAATCAGGTAAGAACTGGTCGTTAGGTTCGACGATATGGAGACATTCGTGTTCTTCGTAAGGTTTCTTTTTGAATACTTCGACTTGTTCTTTAGAGAATACATTTTCGTATTTCTCCATAATTTGCCTAGCAGTCATTAAGTATGTTCTATATACAGTATTTACTTTACCATCCATACCTTCTGCAATATAACAGTTACCTAAGTGGAATGTCTGGAAATTAATTCCCTTAGATTGATCTTCAATCAGCATTACTGAAGTACCAAAGGCTCCTACATCTAAATATAGTTCGTGTGTTTGCGGAGTAAAATTAGTATGAGGGGAATTAAACACATGGTCGTATAAAATGTTTTCTACTTTTTCTAGGTATTCTCTAGAAGATTTCTGCCGATCTAGTTTAGGATCAGACATTTTCAATTTAAACCAACGCTGTGTGGGGGAAGTAAGAAATCCAGCAAGCCCCGCTGCTAATTGTTCATTGGCCCATGGTCCAGTACCATCGTATATAAGATCTTGTCGTGGAGATCCTTTTGCACGAGTAACAGTGAAATCACCTCTATTAGGAAGAACATAATTGGTAATATCGGTCCATACCCCTTCCCAATTAGAACGTAAATTTCTTAACTGTTCAAAACGACCTGTATATATATCGATCTTGTCTCGATCGCTTGAATTAAGCATTACAGTCCTCCCCCGAGTTTAGTCCTAGTTATACTCGCTTCTTCTCCCATCAATTGACCCTCGCGGTTTTGTTTTGTTAAAACAGTTCCTTTCCGCGTGGTACGCTCAGACATTGCTGTTTTATATTTTTCTCTAGAGGCTGCGATTGCAGGATCCTCTCTGTCCGCTGACGGCGCCGGAGGTGGCGGCGGCAATGGGGGAGGTGTTGGTGTTGGTATTGAAGGTGATCCGCCCATGATTAGATTCCTATTATATTATATTCATGCTCAGCATGTGTTGGTAATGGCTCTCTCTTCATAGTTTCCCTTCGAACAGAAAGAGCAAGATATCGCAAAGCGTCCATAAAATCAGAAGTCCAGTCGTGATAAGGACGGTCATGAAAACAACGTTTCTTATCATCCCATTCTTTTCTATACTGTCTAGCCGCTTCAATAAGATGCTCCGTATTTTTGTCTTCATTCCAATAAATCCTCGACAGGATAGATCTCACTGCTTCGATACCATCTTCAATTGACATTTTCGGGACCACCCTGAAACGGAGTCCCAATGATTGTGCAGTCTCAAGGCGCGTTCGACCCGTTGAGAGGTCCTTGGCCATGATGTCGTGTGGTGCATAATGATTCCCGTATACGTATTGTGATCGATGTCCCTTTTCCAAGATGTTAACATAATGCTGTAAACCCTCTCCTGAATTAGAATAACAATCTATGATACGTATTTGCTGACCAAGCACCTGGTAGAATAGAATAACAGTCTGATCACCGATACCTAAATCCCAAGCGGTATTGACCATCAGTTGGCTGTCATACGGGAATTGGCCAATACGCCCGGTATCAAGTGCCGCTTTCATATGATTCCCGTAATACGCCCCTACTAAGGCTGCGTCGAAAGAACAATAGAACTCCTGTTGAATAAGTTCTTCAGGCATTCCTGCTTCTCGTTCCTCGTCGATTGCCTCAACAGGCACTGCCATTGTATCATTAACAGACAGAACTTGTGTGAACCATTTTGCGTTTTTCTTAGCGTGATTTAGTAAGGTATACCCATGGTTTCTCCCACGAGGTGTATAAATAAAAACGGCCCACCCCTCATTTTCTAAAAGGATGGGCCGAATATAGTCCCAAGCTCTAGGATCTTGTAGAGCATACTCAGAGAGTATAATGCCAATAGGATTAGCACCAACCAAACGATCCGGGTTATCCGACCCAACCACCTGGTAGATAGATCCAGTTTTAAAAGTGACACGCATTTCAGTATTATTGATCGCAACTATGTTCTCCTTTGGAAAATGCGAAATAAACTTTCTGCCTGTCTTTGTCATCCCCTCCCACGCAATCTTTCTACCCTGATTGTATGTAGGAAACAAATGCCAATATAAACCTGGTCTCATTATACTACAAACTGATATCCAGTTAATACCTGTTAGATCCTTCCCAGCACGACGATGCCACACGCAAATCGCTCTTTTTCCCCCGGATTCTAGGTACTGGAATAGTGGTAACTGATACTCGCGAGGAGTCCAGTCTACTGGGACTTTACAGTTCGGCATATATTATTTAAGCGCAGTGTTATCAGATTCAACGACTATCATCTTAACTTCCATAGGACCAGTTATTCCGTTATACTGTAAATCAACCGCGTCACCCGGGCCATACAACATCTCGAACTGATACAGTGTATTAGCTGTCGTCATTGTCCCCAGAATCATCGTCTGACTTACACTGTTGTTTACCACAATTGCCCTTAGGTTTGCTCCGCCCGTCTCTACTGCTGCTTGGATTGTTATCTTTAACGGTCTTCCGTCCCGATGATTTACTTTCCCGTCGTACTCGAACGCTGTCGAGAACAGGTCCGTGTCCACCGCCGAATCTACCTTGTTGATCTGTCCCAATATTCTTGAGGCCATTACTCATTCCTCCAAAGTTAATTATTTGGAACCCTAACGGAGTCCCATCTTCTCCCACACTATACTCCATAGATCTGAGTTTGGGAGCGACATACTGCGCGAGTTCTTTAAGACACGGCACTCGTACCTCGACTCCATAGAAGTAGTCACCATTTGCTCCCCTCTTTGTGCAAATGTCTGCCAACCCCTCGAAAGGATCGCACCCCATTTTTTCCAATATCTCTTGAACATGCTTGATTCTCCTTACACCTGAAGTCTTTACTTTTGGTAGTTGTCCGCTCATACTCTGATTATAGTGCATAAAAAACAATTTGTTAATTAAAAAGGATTGTTTTTTTTTCTAAGTTAGATATTGGATAATACACCCCGCCCCAATGTCCAAGTCGTAAAAAGAAAAGATAAAAGTCTTCTAGGCCCCCCCAGGGCCCTGTTTTGTGAATAAGTAAAGTTAGTATGTAGTAAGCACAGTGTTGAGAGCGCTGTGTATGTCAT